GCTCCAGACTCACCGGGGATCAGTTGCCAGTCCCAGATGCTGGGTTGTCCGACATACGTCCCTACGTACATTGATTGGATCTTGTACGCGATCACCTGATAGCCGAACCTCTTCGCTCCCACTACCCCACCCGGGGTGGACGCCAAGTCACCTGTTGCAGCTTCAGTGGTTACCGACGGCACCCATGAGGTAAACCCGCCCTTGCCAGCACACCACCAGCCATGAGTTCTTTCTGCAGAGTCGTAGATTCCGCCTTGATCGACGACGTTGAATAGAAGAACGAAGTTGTTCGCTGTCTCTACTATCGCCCCCCTTGGAGCGGTCGTAGTACACACCGCCATCGCAGTTCCGGAATTGATGAACCGGATGATTTCCGTCTTGGCAGCGAAGAGAGTTGTATTTCCCAACTGAGCGAACGACCACGAGTCGGTTCCGCCCAGTCCATTCAACGTTGACCCTGTTATGGAAGTCCACGAGGACCCGGAGAGCTCGGACATGGTCGAGGCAGTGCCGGCAAAAATCCTCGTGGAGTTGTCCAGCTTCCTTATTGAAACGGCCCCGTAGCATTTCGACGCAAGGGCATTCGCTCCTGCATCTTCAGGAGTAGGCGCGCCACCAAACCCCCTGATCGTAGGAACGATTGCAGAGCAATTGGTGATCACCCCCGGAGTTGTAGGGTCGATATCCGGCCCGTAGCCGATGAATGGAACAGGCTGCGGCATCTAGGCCATGAAATCCACGGAGACCGCCATTGTCGAATCGCGATGCGAAGCATTCGCCTCGCCGTTCATGTCATTGATGATCCGGTCCCTTTTGGATTCCCACATGGGAACCCTCGCGTCGTTCTTCAGGAACGGCGCGGATTCCGAAAGCGCCGCGTACAGATACGCATCCGGGTTCGTCGTGAAGACGCTATTGGCAGAGCTCAGAACGCTCGTAGGCCGAGCCCAGTACGTTCCTATGACCGTGTAGTCTGAATCGGGGAACGGCCCGAAAACGAACGATGAGCCGTCTCTCCCGATATAGAAAGGCTTGCCAGCAGAAGACCGTAACGGGTAGTTCTCCATGATCCATTGAGACGGACGGGTCTTCAGAAACCGGTTCGTCGAGCCTTGAATCGCCGCCCACTTCCACCCGAGGAATCCAGCAGGAACGGTGAGCGTTCCCGAAGCCATTGCATCAGAGAACGAAGTCTCCATTTCGGGGACACGAAGTTTGCGGATGAGGTACTTCTCTCCGGTGAGAATCAAGTCCTCGAGATACGGAGTCAGGTCATCACGCTTCAGCCAGTTGGCCATCGAGGTCTTGAGTTCAGCCAGTGTGCTAATGGACACGCTCTATCTCCGGCTTGGGCTTTGCAAAGACGATCACGTAAAACCCTGATCCATGAACCTGCAAGGTCTGAATGTCGAACCGCTCAGCTATCCTGGGAAACCACCACTCCATCGGCTGGACGATGAGATGGGCGTTCCTCCCATCAGATAGCGTTTTCTCCGCTGGCTCTGTGGCGACAGTGAAGAAGCCGATGTTTTCCGTAACCCGGACAAGGTCATCAAGTACGCGGTCCAGATACTCCGGTTCGATGTGTTCGAGCACGTCGATACAAGCCACCATCTGCATGGGGACAGGAGAACCGGCGAACCTTGGAATGGCGGGGTCGTAGCACTGAAGCTTCATGTCGTGATCGACATTGAGCTTCTGCATCAGCCGCGCCTTTCCTGCTCCGTAGTCCAGTAGCTCTTTGACGCCAAGTTTATTGATGATGTTCGATACGATGGGGGCGTAAGTCTCCGAGGCCCGGCCATAGTCCGGGTCCATGTGAAGACGCTCCTGCTCTTTCTTGTAAGCCTCGGAAATCACGCCGCGGCCTTCATCGAGAATTTCCGCCTCAGGTTCCCAGTCACCTCACCTAGAGGTCCGTGCCAGTCCTTCAGGCTCCTCTGCCTGAAAAGGCGGATCGCCTTGTACCAGATGGTTCCTTCTCCACTCTCGCCGTATCGCCATTGAGAGGTTTTCGGGAGCAAGACCCAGCACTCTTTCCCGATCGCCCCGCACAGGTGAACGACAGCTGTCTGTACCGAGATGACCAGATCACATTCCGCAACCAGCGCCGCGGTGTCGTCATAGTCATCAGTCAGGGTGGCGAAGGAATACTGGACAAGGTCGATATTCGGATGTCTGTTCCTGAACGCCTCGATTTCCTTGGAGGCGTCCTTGTACTGGAGGCTGATCCAATGAGCATCGATAGATCCCATGACGCTCGACAGTTGCTCCAGATCCATCGTCCGGAACTGCTTCCCCGTATGGGACATCCCACCAGTCCACGCCACCCCGATAACCGGCTTCTTTTTCTGATCAAATAGCGCCCGCCACATCAACCTGCGATCCGGATCTGGTACTAGATATGGCTCTCCAGTGAAGTCCTCGTCCGACCTTCTATAGAGACCTCCCAACTCCCCGAGCGCACAGGAGGCGTCGAACTGCCAATCATCCTGGTCCCACCGGACGTTGTCCTCCGGTTTGGCTCTGCGTGTTCCGTAAACCCGCACCGTGGGGAAAGACCTTGTGAAGAGTCCTTTGAGCTTCTTGTCGCAGCTGAAGATGATCTTTTTGCAATCCCTGGCTGCGTCTGGAATCATCGAGGCGAATGAGATCTCATCCCCCAGACCCTGTTCGCCATAGAGAACGACGGTCTTCCCCTTATCTCCATTCCAATCGGGCTCTTCCCCGAACTTCATCTTTTCCCGATGGGTCAGACCGAGACAGTAGGAGTAGAACTCCCACCCATCCCACTTGTTCTGCCCGAGCATCGCGAACCCTAGATTCGACTTCGCTTTTGGCGAATACGGAGAGCATTTCAGAGCCTGTCTCGCAGCTTCCTCGGCCTTTCTGAACTCGCCGAAGTCGAGGTAATGGGCGGCGAGGTTCATGTACGCCATGCCCTGGATTTCACGGTTAGGCGCAATCCTCGCCGCGGTCCTCAAAGAATCCTCGGCTTCCTCGTACAGCCAAAGATCATGCGCGTTGATACCGAGGTTGAGGTGAGCCACCGCATCATGCGGGGCCTGTGAAACAGCCCGCTGACCGAACTCGTAACCAATCACGTACCGGGTAGCCTTCCACGCAATGAAAGACGCGAGGATCAGGGAAGCCGCGTGATTGGGCTTCTCCATGAGGAGTTCTTCACAAGTCTTCCACGCCCCGTCGAGATCTCCAGCGTCGATGAGTTCCTTCGCCCTCTTGAGGCCGGGGTTCTTCTCGAGGATCTCCATTAGCGGTGGCTCTTGTACGTGGTCTTGCACCACGGATAGTTGGTATTGATCTCGTCGAACATCCTGCGCATCATCGTCGGGTCTTTGGAGTAGATATCGATCCCTTTTTGCCGCAATTGCAGCTGAACGATCGCAGGAAGACTCGCGTAACAGTGGAACTCCCGCCCGTTGTCCATGAGCCCCTTGTCCGTCTTCCCCACGGCCCTTGTCTCATGGGTCATATCAAGGAAGGCGTCCAGAGCGTCGGCCCCCGGAGCAATAGACGTGATCATCACGTTCCCGGTTGACTCGTCGTAGTCGAAAAACTCCGTGATGCCGTTGTGCGGGTTGTATTGAAAGAACTCCGGCATCAGACCCACGCCTCCTTGACCCACTGATCCTTGACGTTGCTTGGCTTCAAAGAACCTCCAAACTGGACAATCGAGCACCCAGGAGGAACCCCGTTCTGGCAGTGCCTTCTATACGACCGGATGAGCCTTGGATACTCATCGGAGAAGTACGTCACCTTTCTATCCATCGCGTCGAAGATCCACGCCTGGTCACCGATGTAGACCCCTCCATTCGACTTTGCGTACTCTCCCATGTAATGTTCGGGATTCTCGGCAAAGGCCTCATAGACGTGGTGTGGCGCTTTTCGGAACCACATCACGGCAGAAGAAGCCTTTGACGGGTCGTTCAAGTTCCGGAGCATCGCGAAGTCGTAAGGTAAATCTGCGATCTGATCAAAACCGTCCACGATCACGCTATCCAGATCGAGCGTCAAAGTAGGACCGTCAATCACCCCGGGACGGAACAGCTCGACCTTGGAGAACCACCCTTTCCAGTCGTGCTTCAGCGCAATCCGCTCGCAAGGAACCTCCACATCTGAAAGGCACTTGAAGACATGAGGCGTACTCAGATGCCTTTCGACGGCCCTCTGGAGCTTTGCGACCCATTCGGCGTCATAACCACCGCCGGATTTGAGGACACACAGAACGGTCAGCATGAGACCTTCAGTCTTTCAATCACCCTGGACGAATCAAAGTCCTTGTAGGCTTTCTCGTCCTTGTGCCAGTACGCCGCACCATCGAACACCCTGGGGAGTTTTCGTATCGGCTGTTCGTCGATCTGAACGTCGGTCTGGTTGAATAACCCGGCCCCATAAAGTACGTCTTCCATCGCATCATCAACGAAGAAATGAACGAACTGAGGGGGCCAGAACCAGCCGAGAGCTCTTACCAAACCTCCGTTCATTACCCCGTTCTTCATCCGTACCCGGCCATTCTTGGTGCCGAGAGAGGCCTGGTTGGCCCAGCCATCTCCCACAGAGTCGAGAAGCTTTGACCACCAGTTTTCCTCTCTCGGCCTCGCCCTGTCGTTCAGGAACCCGTACCACTCTTCATCAGGGTGAAGCCTGAACAGTTCATTCGTCGCCCCGACCATTTCCATGTGCCTCTCGCAGACATGCACAGCCCACCCTTTGGGCCAGCGAATGTATTCGTATGGCTTCGGATCGCCATCGATCATCACGGCAGCCTTCGGAAGGCCATAGAGATAACAAGCGGAGATCAACTCCTTCATTGCCTCCGGCCTGTCTCTTGTCGGTATGAGGAACATGGAAAAAGGGGGCCGAAGCCCCCAAAGTCTCTACAGCACCCCGACACACTTCGTGGAGGCTGCCTCGTTCCGGGAAACGAGCGTCCATTCCGCGAGCATCATGTACTTGACGCCGTCGCCCGTCTTGGACAGTTGCTCCATGAACGGGTTACGCAGGAAGGCAAGCGCCCAGTAATCCGGGTCGATCGCCATGATCACGTTCCCCCTCACGTGACGGTGCAGGATGACCGTGTGCACACCGTAGGACGAGACGTAAACGTTCGCCGCTCCGATGATGGTCGCCTGTTGCCGACGCGAGATGTCCACGTTGCGAGTGACGATGCCCGTAAAGCCATCAATCACGCTCTTGGTGGACGAGTTGGTGAACACGATCCGCGCGTCCCCGCCTTGCGCCCAAGCACCGGCAAGAGCGTTCTTGAACACGCCCTCGGAAAGTGCTGCCTGGGTCGCATCGGTCGGCGCGGCGACGATCCCCGAGAGAAAGCCAGGGGTCGTGCCTGCGGTGGAAGTCGCCGCGGGAAACTCGTTCGTGGAAATCCACGACTCCATGCCGGCCGAAGAACGCGCAGAGCCAGCGCCACCGTTACCAGCCATCGAGGCGTGGTTACGCATGACATCGAACTCCATGTCATTCTTCAGCTCGCGCATCTTCCGCACCGTCTGACGCGCGGACTCGCGCGCCCGGCCGGCGAGGGAGGTCGCCTCGAGGGTGCCAGACACCAGGAAGGTCTTTCTGGTGATCTGGCAATAGTTACCAACCCGGGTCGGAGCAGACAGGGTCGTGAAGGTGGCCTCATCGCCTTCCAGCGCGGTATTGGACGCAGCCGACGCCAGAGAGTCCTTCAGCCACTCGTGATAAACCGCGTTCGCCTTGACCCGGTCGAGGTTCGTCAGCGCCCACGTATCGTCCGCGAAGAGATCCCAGATCTTGTCTTCCAGGTCTTCACGGATGCCGCCAGCCGTACCGATGTTGTACGTCTGGGTAAGTCCAGTTGCTTGTGCCATTACCTGCTAAGCCTTTCCGCAAAATAATCCTCCGCAGCCCGGACCTTGGCCTGGTTGCCTTTGGCCTGCTTGATCCCTTGTAGAAGCTGTGCGGACTTCGGGGGAGTCGGTTTCGTCGCCCCTGGCTTGATCACCGGGGCCGCTTGCGCCGCTTTCTTCGTGACTGCGGGTTTCTGTGACTGGAGCGCGTCCCATTGACTCGCCTTCCACAGTGTGACGATGATTCTCGGATCAACGATCCGGTCGAGTTCGTCACGGGTGTAACCCTCGTTCAGCCCATACGCGAACAGCCCCTGCTTCATGGAGTCGTTGAACCCCTTGACGTGCTGTTCCACGTACTTTTGACCGGCCTGGATAGCCTCTTGAGCCTTGGCCTTGACCTGCTTCTCGAAGTCACCGCGTTTGGCCTGTAGACTGTCTGCAAGCTCCTTGCGCTGGTCCTTCAGCTGGTCAAGCTGTGCCCTCAGGCGCATCATCTGGCCCGCGTCCTCGATGGCCGTCCAGTCGATGTTCTTGAACTGCCCGATCTGGGCATCAAGGAGAGTGAGTTTCTTGGACTCCTCCGCAATCGATTCCTGGAATGCTCTATCCAGAGCCATGGCCTCTCGTTCCGCCGACAGCGCGCGGCGCATTTCCGCAGTCTCCTGCGTCTTGCGCGTGTAATCGGCGTGCATCTTGAAACGGTCGGAAATCTTCTTCGGGATGGCGTATATCTCACCGTCGATCTCGACTTCCTCGGTCTCTTCGGGCTGCTCCTGAGGCGTTTCCGCTTGCTCAGGCTGCTGGGCCTCCTGCGGATCTGCATCCACAGTTTCTTCGGTTTGAGTGGCGACTGCCTCTGCTTGGTCGCCACCGCCCCACATCTTTTCCACCGCGGCCAGAGCAGCGTCGTGCTTCTCGGCCCCGGTAGGTCTCATCTCGTCAGCCATGCTATCTCCTGAATTCGGCAACAGCGGCTTTCGCCCGCTGTTTGAGGGTTCGTTTCTCTTCAATCGTCTGCGCGGCCAGCTTGCCGGTTTCCATCACATCTCTTAGATGCCCCTTGATCTGCTGGATTGCCTGCCACTTCAGCCGTAGCGCGAACTGCCCCTCGGCATCGCGGATAGGAGATGACTTCCACTTCTCCAGCGTATCGGCCTCCAAAACATCAAACGCCTCGACGAACAAAGCAGATTCAAGGATGGCCTTGGCCTTGGCGCCTCGCTCCATCTCCTTGTAAAGGATCTGCTCTTCGTCCATCAGATGTAGTCCCTGATCTGTTTCACGATTTCGGCGATGTCCTTCAGTTCCGCTTCCTCGTCCGCAAGTTCAGCCAGTTTCGCGGCAAGGGCATCGTCGAAAACGCGCTCGATTTCCCTGATCTTGTCCTTGATCGGGGCGAGCTCTGCTTGTGGGCTTCCCCTTACATCGACCAGTCTCGGTGACTTGGCGGGCCTCTTACCTGTCCGAATGACCCTCGAGACAGCCTTCTCTACCTTCGCTTCGATCTTTTCCGCCAGGACATCAACATGACTGTCCAGGTAGGCAATCGCCGCTTCCACGCTGTAGAAGAAGAGTTCTTCATCGTCTATCTTGAGCGTGTAATAGACCTGCTTCTGGGGCTTTCTCTTGCCAGCCCCTACGGAGACGGTCGGAGTAGCTTCTGCTTCATCCCCGAATACGAGGCTTCCTACTTCACCGGAAGCCTCTACGCCGGTAAGCGATACGGTCGCGGTTCCTGTAACGGAAACCGTGCCGATGGCTCCGGTAGCCTCTACACCCGACAGGGTGACGGTGACGTTCCCGCCGGTGTCGACGGTGACATCACCGACTGAACCAGTGGCATTGACGCCAGTCAGGGTGACAACTGCATCGCCAGTAGCAGTTACGCTACCGACATCCCCTGTACCCTCAACGCCGGTCAATTCAACCGTTACGTTGGTGCCTGTGGATACCGTTACATCACCGACAACCCCAGTTGCCTCAACACCAGTAAGCGTTGTAGTCGCTGCCCCGGTAGTGGTGACAGACCCCACAAACCCGGTGGCTGTGACCCCTGTAAGATTGACAGTGACATCCCCGCCCGCCGCTGCGGGGCGATTACCGAGGAAGAGGCGGAACAGCGCCACGGACTTACGCCGAGGTCGTCAGGATCGTGATGCTCAAGTCCGCCCACTCCGGCGGATCGGTCTGGTCCGAGAAGATGATCGTCACCTTGTCCGCGTCCATCTCCGTCCCGGTCAGTTCCACCGCAACGAGCTTGCTGCTCGCCGGAGCAACGGAAGGAAGCGTCGCGAGGTTCGCAAGACTTCCCTCGTCCTTGCTGATTTTCACGTCACCCGCTGCGAGCGTCGGGTTCGACTTGAACTTGCCGGGCGTGTTCATGTCGGCAAGACTGACCGTGAACTCGAAGTCCTCGGCCTTTACTGGTGGATTCCAAGGCGCCGCCATTTCAGAGTCCTAGTTGATAGATCGGCGATGGACCGACATCGACGGCGGAGATCAGCAGCGTCATCACGTACATCGCGGTTGTCGTCGTAGAGAACGCGCCGCTGTCGTTGTTCCGGGTGATCTTCGCGGTCGTGGTCCCGCCGGATTGCAGTGCTCGGTACGCCGCGGCGCCGAACGTGAGCACTGGCAAAATGATTCCGCTGCCGGTGATTCGTAGAGTCATCCCGTAATCGACGTTTGGCTTTAGATACTGAGGAGTCGCAAAAATCAGGTGGTAGCGGCCCGCTGAGGCGATATTCTGCTCGGCAAGGATGGCTTCCGAGTACATCTCGACGGGCGAGCCGGTCGGGTCGGAATAGAGCTTGAACGTGTAATCTCCGGCCGCGCCGCCCGTGTTGAAAAAATACATCGCCCCCTCTGCGATGCACGGGAAAGGAACGCGGAACATCATCCCGCGCTCGTCCGGGTTCGTGGCATCGCCGAAGTTTTCGGTGGTGCTTGACGCGAACCCGCCCTCTGCGCCAAAGAATGACGCGAATGTTCCGTCGTCAAATTCAATGACGACATTCGGGTTATTGGCCGAAGCGGCCTGCCATGACGTCGTGAATGCCCGACAGAAGGGAGGATTTTCCGTCACCTGCAGCGCCCGTCCCGTCAGCACCACTGAATCAGAGCCGTTGCGCGTCGTCATATCCAGCACGACGGCGATCAACTGCCCGTGAGTGATGTCCTTCGTCCCCGAGCTCATCGACACGGTCGTCCACGTATTTGCGGACAACGAATCAGTGCCCTGCACGAGATCGCCATGCACATCGAACGTCCCGTCGGGCTCGCCAGTGGGGCCGGCGGAGGGAGACACGTCCTGTATCCCGACGCGCACGGTCGTGCCCGAAGTTCCCCACGTAACAGCGCCGGTGCGGAAATGAATCTTCCCCCCGGAGGAGCTGATGGTCTTCGCGCTCGTCGGCCGGTCAGCGATGAAGCAACGCCCGATCATGCAGGCTTTCTCGGCCGCCGCGTCCATTGTGGCAATGCTGCCGTTAACGGACAGATTGCTACTTTGGTTGTACGCCCACCGCGCCCATGATTCGGGCCACAAAAACCCGCTGCCTGGAATCGTGGAATAGGCCACTGGCTACTCCGTCGTGACTTGGTAGCCTGCTTGCAGCACGCCGCGCATCTGTGCCTTGGTGCGCCCGATCATTCCGAGCTTGAGCAACGCAGCAAGAACGATCGGCACGTCTTCATCCGCAAGCGGCGACAGCACGTCATCGGCAAGCACGGCGAATGTGCCCCTGGCAACCCCGTTTACCGTGACGCTGATGTTCGCGTGCCCGCCGCCAGCGCAGACAGATTCGAGGGTGAGGACTACTGTCGCCATATCGTCTGTAGCTGTCTAGGCAATCCTGATGATCGCGTTGGACGCATCAGCCGCAGGAAAGGTAATCGCGAACGTCCCCGCCGTGCTCGTCTTGTCAGAGCCGAAATCCAGCACCGCAACGGCCTTGTCGCCGTTCGTGTGGTTGTAGATCAACGCACCCCTCGCGGTGATCGTCGCGGAGGTGAACGAGATATCGTTGAAGTCACAGAAGGCCGTCGTGCCCGAAGTCGTCGGGGTAACGCTGGTCAGCGTCCCGCCAGCAGTCGCATACGACCCTGACGCAGCAACCTCACCCGCAGAGGTGTACCCGGCCGTCCCGGCTGACAGCAGCGCGGAGCTCGAGTACATCGCGAACACGAATGCATCCTGCCCCCCGGTGAAGTTGTGCCCCTCAACCAGGATTTCCTGCTTGAACGATGTGCAAAGCGCCTGAGAAATAGCCATTTCACGCCACCTTGTATGGTTTACCGGACTTGTCCAACTTCACGTAATGCTGTTGCCACTCCTGGAGATCCATCAAGGTGAACAGCCCCGGAGCAACCCGGATCTCGATGTCCTGGCGGTACTTGACCCCGTCTTTCCAGTACTGCTTCGTGACGCACTTCCCGCAGGGGATGTCTTCGATGATTTCGTGTACGCCGTCTTCCATTTACGCCGCCTCTACGTTGTAGACCCGACCGCTCGGCCCGGTAATCCGGAACTTCTTCGGTTTATCCTCTGGCTTCTGCTTCTTCATTCTTTCAAGTTCTGAAACCAGTTCCTTGACTCGCTTGTTCGCTTCATCTGCGGAAGTGCTCGCCTTGGATAGCGAGTCGTTCATCGCCATCTTCTCGAGCTTGGCCTGTTCCTCCTTCACCCGCTGCGCCTCTCCGGTCGCCTTCGCGCCCTGATCGATCGCGGCAAGCCTCATCTCCTGCATCCGGTCCGTCGCCTCGCTTACCGCCCGGATAAACCTGTCCTGCGACTTATTCTGTGCGTCGATCATCGTTTCAAAGTACGCCCGGCTGTTGTTCCCCTCTTCCTTTATCGACGCCAGCATCAGGTCGCCATGCTGTTTCATGTTCTCGATGTGAATCTTCGCCTCGTTGTTCATCTGCGCCACCTGTACCTGATACGGCGGCTGCGGCTGGAAGGGCTCGCCCGGATCGGGCTCGTCGAAGAACTGCTTGCAGGATGCGAATCCAAGGGCTTTGACGTACTCAGCAAGCCCGTTGTAGATCTTCGAGGGAGAGGTCAGACCTACCGATAGCGCCTTCTCCTGCAATCCAAGAAGCGCAGCAATCGCCATCATGTGTTGCTGTCTATTCCCCACCCCCAGACCGACCATGAGGTTCATGTCGGTCCGTTTCCGCCACTGCCGCGGGTCGACCGTGACCCACTTGTTTCTCAGCTGGACCTTGTCCTCGGCTGTCGCGTTACTCAGCGTCAACTCGTGGACGAGCAGGAACAACTCCCGGACACCTTCAGCCAGTACCCTGGCAATCTGCTCGATCTTCTGACTCGCGGCGGAGGTGAGTTGCGCGATCGTCCCCGGCTGAGCGTTGATCGCCTCCAGATCAGCCCCGGCGAAGGGCTTCGAGACACCCCCGCGGTCCTCCCTGATTCCGTCGAAGTACTGAAGGACCGCGATAGCCCCGGCAGAGGTGTCCGGATGGACGAACGGCATGATTGCCGCCTGAGGTTGACCGTTGACCCGGATCACTCCACCCGGCCTCGAGACCATCATGTCATCGAGGTTGACGGAGTTCTTGTCGACCGCAGTACGCCCGTTGTTGGCCAAATACTGGTTGTCGATGACCTGCCGCTGCATCGCGGACTTGATCAGCTGCAAGTCGGAGATCGCGTCGAATAGCGACAGCCCGATATGCCTGTGCGGCATCGGGTAGGGAACGATGGTCGCAACCGGGATATTGGTTGCTTCCTGGTTGACGAGGATGTTTCTTCCAACAGCTACGACGTAACGAAGCTCCGCAATCCCATCCCCGTCGTAGTCGTTCCTGATCCAGACCATGCGCGCCTTCACCTTCCGCATGGAAGGGTCCGAAGACATCTCCTGGTCGTAGAGAATCGTGTTCTGGGTCAGATCCCTGACCTGGTCTACCAGCCCCCTCTCGATGCCCCCTGAATCCGATATGTCATCTGCGACATCGAACCCGTCAGCCCTGAGTTCACTCAGGGTCTTGTATTCCCAGTACTCGAAGAACGCGGCGTCTCTGAGACTCACCCGCTTCGCATCCCCCGCCACCATGCACCGCTCGGGAGGAAGGCACTCCAGCTTCACACACCCGTAGTTCTTGATCCTCCGGATATCGACATCGTGAAGAGTGATCTGCGGATACCCCTGCATCAACCCTTGCTGTATGGCGTTGAGGGCCATAGGAGCAGGTAAGGGCATTGGAGCCTGATAGGACTGGTGCGCGATGATCTCGACAGACTGATCCATCGCGATCAGGACGAGCTGATCCTCCGTCAGCCCCCTGTATCTCTCTAGCGTCGGCTCCTCATGCTCATCCCAGTAGGCGAGGACATAGGCATTCCGGGTCAGTAGGGCATCGGTGAACCACTCGTTACACAGGGAGAACCAGTTGTTCTTCCGCTGCAGGATGTAATTGATGTAGTCGGATTCTTGTTCCGCCCCCTCGATGTCGTCTTCCGCTTGCGGCGGGAATTCGGCGACCTGATCCCCGCCGGCGAAAATCCGCAGTAACGCCGGCTTGACCCATTCAATGGTGTCAAAGACATCCTTGGAGACAACCTGGCTCCTCCCCTCGATCTCGTTTCCGAACGGAGCCCCGAGGTAGTAATTGATCGCCGTAGCCCTATCCTGGGCCATCGGGTCGTATTCACGGCCCAGCGCCCCGCCCTCCCGCTCTTCAATCGCCGTCAGAAGGGCATCGTCCCTCTCATCGGAGGAGATCTGCTTTTTAGTGGGGCGATCTACCGCAGAGCTCGCTTCAGCCATTCTTCTTCTTCAGGGTCAGAATTTCACGCGGCAAGGTCAGCGTCTCGTTGCGCCTGACCTGCTCATCTTCGAGCTTGGCCAGCCGCTCCTCCAGGCTTCTCACCAACGCTTCCAGCGTGTTCAGCCGGCGCATGGTTACGTAGTCGCTCATACGATCCCCGTCCTTGGGAGTGGCAAAGGCTTGTCCTCCTCATTGACCATGTTTGGCGCCGCAAGAATCATGTATCTCAGAGCATCCGCAGCGTGGCTGTGCTCGTCGTGCAAAGGGCTTCTCGCCTCATTCGTGCTGGTCGGAATGGCCCTGCGATACCGCCTGAGGTGCTCGACAAGAGGCGCAGCTTTGACCTCATCGAAGAAGATCCGGTTGAACGCCATCCGCGTCCGCTTTATCCCGATCTCCAGCCCCTCTCTCGGGAGGACGGGGGCCACGTCCAGACCCAGCTTTCTCAGTACTACCGCGGGGACATCAATGGGCAGAGGACTGTCATGCGCGGCGTCATGGGGAACAAAAGCCTTCCCAAGGTTGTACCGCTTGTTTCTGATCTCGCTGACGTACCAGTCATACTTCTTGTGGCTGTCTTCGAGGAAATCGATCACCATCAACTGGTTCAGAAGCCTCTGGACGAAGATGATGGACATCCGATCGTTAAAGCCGAGATCCCAGACCGTGTGAACCTTCAGCATGGGGTCATAAGGCACAGGCCGGATACGCTTGCCCTCGATAGCCTCCCGGATCTCCTCGGCGTAGATCGCCCCGTCAACCGAGGTCCGACACTTGCCTTCCCAGATGTTCTGGTAAGCCTTTGGGTCGGCGCTTTGCAGGTACTGCCGCTCTTTCTCCAGCACCTCCGGAAACCACGGGTTGTCCCGGTAGGACATGGAGATTAAGGCTGTATCCGGAGGAGTCCTGACGACGAACCGCTGATAGGTCTCGTCGGTGTCGAGCTGAGGGTTGAAGTTGACCCAGATCTCAGACCCAGGCTTGCGGATAGTGGGGATCAGGATGTCCCAGGAGGACTTCGAGATGTTCTCAGCCTCCTCTACCCAGGCCCGTTCATACCCCTCATAGGACTTGATCTTCCCCGCGTCCAGTTGCCTTAGGCCGGCAAAGGAGAAGATCGAGCCATTCGGCCCCGTAATCTCGTTTTCCTTGACGTCATAGAAACCAGACAGACCCAGCAGGGATATCTGATCGCTGAGGAGCCTGTGGACCGAGTCAGCGATAGTCCGCTGTACCTCCCTGGTACACAGCACCCTTAGCGGGCTCTCCCAGGCCTGCAAGAGCAGTGCTCGAGCGAACCCCCACGACCCGCCCTTGCCCCTGCCCCCGTATACGACCTTGTACCGATGGGGCCGGAAGAGGGCTTGCAGCTTCTCAGGGAAGAGGATCGCGTCCGGCGACAAAGTTGACCTCTAGCCTGCCCTTAACCTCTACCGGCGAGCCGTCAGGCCCCGAATGCTCGATAGCCTGTCTGGGCTTGCCGTCCGCGGTATCCCGGATGAACTCGAGCGCCCACCGCTCACCTGCCGCAGCCATCTCCAACACCTTCTCGATGCCGTCCCTGAGCCTCTGGTAGTCGTCCTGGGCGATAGCGCGCATCAGAGCCCCATAGACCACCCTGGCCTTCTGGCCGTTCTTGTTGCCCTCAGGGGCGCCTACGTGACTCAATTTCTAGTGCCTTGATCTGTAAAGGGCGGGGCTCACGCTGCACTGCCGGGGAAGGAGAAGGCCGACAGCATCCGCGGGTGTTGCCCCGGATCAGTTGGGGCGCACATCGTCAGGCACCCCGTTGTCTCTTGCAAGAATCTTCAACGCAGCGAACTCGGCGTCGAATCCTTGGATGGCTTTGTCCAGTTCAAACTGAGCCGCCGATAGCTCGGCGTCGGTGACGTTGCGTCGCCGCTGGATCGAATCTCTCTCGGCCTTCGCCTGCTCTACAGCAGACGCGGCCTGGTCAACTGCCTTGCAGGCCCTTGCGATCTCTGCCCTTGTTGCCATTCAATAAACCCGGTCGCGGTGCTACAGGCACCTTTTGAATGGGCTTGGGCATCCCGAACGCCTGCTTGGGTAACGCTCGCCGCTTCGTAGTAGACAGTAAGCCCATACTGTACGGGCTTCTACTTGAAATCTTTACAGCTTTCCAGACAGGCGAGGTATTAGATGAAGTTCCGGTGATGGTTATCTGCGGCCTTTGGCAGATCCTCGCCGTACTCAATCCAGTTGAAGAGGGCTAGATTCGCCCGATCCTGCAAACACAGCGCCGCGCATTCCTTCCGCGGATCGAACCTGTCCGAGGCTAGATACGCCATGACCTCCCGATACTCGGGACTGTTCCAGATGTCCTTGAACCGAGTCGTCTTGATGTCCCCGATATGCTTGTCTTTGTATCGCTCGTTGAAGAACGACCCACAGGGGGCCACGATCCCGGTCCCGGACATCTGCAGGAATAGAGGAGGCCCGTAGCACCGCGAATACTCCCTGTCCTTCCCGGTCCGGAACTTGTTCCACTTGGCCTGTACGCTGTATGCATCAGTCGATAACGCCTCGGCAGCCCGGAATAACTCCGCAGCCAGAGTCGTCTTGTACCAGTCGTAATCGACACCCAGCCTTCCATCCTCGTCGTCCGAGCAGTGTTTGACGACGAGATAATCGACGCCGAGGTTTCTCCCCAGTATGGCCAGCGGTATCACCTCGTCGGCATACTCAGGCAGGAGAACCATCTGCAGACCAATCGTGATGCTCGAGTTCCGCTCCCTCTTGAGTCTTACCAGCTCCTTGATGTTGTCCACCACCTTCTGATAGGACTGCACGGAAGCGCCCATGATCTTGGCGTACCTATGAGCACTGGCGGCGTTGAAGTTGATCCGTAAATAGGTCAGTGAATCGACGATGGTTGAAAGCTCTGTGAGCTTGAGCCCGTTTGTACCGCAGGCAATATCAATACCCAGTGACTTTGCCTTGACGACGAACCGGACGAAATCCGGGTTCTCCGTGGATTCACCATCCGATACAAGCGAGATCCCCTTGACGCCCATTTCCGCGCAGTCTTCCAGGAATCTTTCATACACCTCCCAGGACACTGGGCTAGAAGGGTTCTGTTGCAGCCCGGCGTAACAGAACGTGCATGAATAGCTGCACTTCTGCGTTAGCGCCATGTCGATTGTGATGGGCGCCACATGCTCCCCACGTCTCCACGCCTCCACCCTGTCCCTGTGAAGGGAGAGCTTCGTACTATCGAGGTGGAAGTCCTTGCGCGGGTTGATGAGGTAGTTTGCTACCGGACGGATACCCGCTATCTGCTCCCGCAGTTTCTGTTCGTCCGCGGGCTTACGAAAAAGCTGCGCCTTCCTGTGCAGCTTTATTTCCCTGGCATTCACGGCTTGGCCATGCTGTGCAACATGGCGAGGTGCGCAACCTCGACCACCCCGTAATCGTGGGATGGGACATAGAGGTTGATACGCCCCAAAGCCCGCAACGGATTGTCTGCGTCAAACCCCGATAGAGTAAGGACCCCGGCCCCACGAAGATTGGCGAAGCCGGCGGCTTGCAGAATATTGCCTGACCTTCCCGAGGACGAGACCGCAACCAGCGTATCCCCGGCCTTTATCTGCCTCCACATGAGTTGATGCGTAAAGGACCGTTCATAGCCGTAGTCGTTCGCGATACAGGTCAGAACCGGGCCATCGTTTAACGAATATGCGTCCTTGCCGTTGTTGCAGTAATCAACGGCCATGTGCGAGGCAATCGCAGCACTACCGCCGTTACCGATGAAAAAGAGCCGCTTGCTACTATGCAGTAGGTCTTTTGCTTTCAAGAGATCGGGCAGGTCTTGGAGCCTGACGATCAGCTCAGCGATCACCGAACACTTCCTGCCTACTGACTACCGTCGTGCCGAATCGGCTGCACGCGACAGCCGCCGCCTTAGCCGAGAGTCGCGCCGACTCTGAGAGCGATCTGCCCTCAGACAGACCCACCGCCAGAGCTGCGATAACCGCCTCACCAGCGCCCGAGACGCAGCATACATTCTCCGCCTCCGCAGGAAATACGGACGTGCCATAACGGTCTATCAGCATCATCCCGTCGTCCGCCATCGTAACCAGGATCGCGCTGATCCCGTATTGCGCGCGGGCGTTAACCGCCTTATCGCGCAACTCGTCCATTGACGACCACCCGCCGACAAGCGCGCGCATCTCGTCAACGTTGGGCTTGATGACATCACATCCCCGGTATTTTTCCCAGTCGTGCCCCTTCGGATCTATCAGCGTTCGACAGCCGGCCCGTCGCGCCGTTGCAATCAACTCACCGATCCCTGATAGCGATCCCTTGCCGTAGTCACAGAACACGACCGTATCGCACAGGTCCTCAACGATCGGATAGAACTCCTCCTGTGAGACGGGGCTTTGCGGGTAGTCGTAATCCACCCGCACAACATGCTGGCCCTTGCCGATAATCCTGTGCTTGATGATGGGATTGCCTAGTCCTGTCAACCGCATGCACTCGGCGCCCATCGCGATGATGTTGTTCGCTACGTTCCAGGCCGCACCTTCGCGATACTCTTCGCGCTCGACGCTCACCACCGGGACAGGGGCATCCGGAGAGATGCGCTTGACCGCCCCCCAGGTGTAGCGATCGGTCATCGCATCGCCGCAGACGAGGATCACTTCAGGAATTCCCCGCGCAGTAACGCCCCGGAGGAATAGGGGAGAACTTTCTCTATCATCACTACAGCCCCGCCGTGCTTATGCGTAGCCTCCTTCTCGGCGTCGAAATCAGGGTTGTTCTCCAGTCTTGTTTCCGACCCCTTGCAATACACCTTCGGTCTCAGAATGTGAATCGCCGGGACCATCGTTCTATCCGAGACCATCACGCAATGATCGACAATCCTGAGGGCGTCGATCATCTCCAGCCTGTGTTCGTCAGAGAAAACAGGTCTTCCGGGCTTGGTGATGTACTCACCTTCTGTCAGAGCGACAACCAGCGGGCCGTATGCTCTGCAAGCCTTCAGGTAGTGCAGGTGCCCGATGTGGAATAGATCGAAACAACCCGCAGCTAGTACGTAGGTATACGGCCTCAGGTTGTTCAGCTCCGCGAAACGCATGGACTCATGTCCCAGAACTCGGGCGACTCGACGCGACCTTCGGTCCTGACAGGTAAGAGCTTAGGAAGCAGATCAACCTCCGGCGGGAAGTGGTAGACAACAAGCGCCGGCTCCTTTGCCTCGAATAGCGCAGGGATCGCCCGGCGGAAATGTTCCCATGTATAGACATCGGTCGCCGCGAAGCCCCACGCATGCGCAAGTCTCCGGAAGTCAGGGAGGGTGATGTGCTTTGAGTCAACCCCAGAGAGCCTGTAACCCGCCCCGGTTTGGGTCTGCCGAATCATCGTATAGCCCTGGTTCTCGAATACGATGATCTTTATCGGTAGTTTGTGATGCTGGATCGTCGCGAGCTCTTGCAGGTTGAACATCATCCCGCCGTCGCAATGAAGGCAAAGAACCTCTCCTTTGTTTCTCGCAAACGACGCACCTATCGCCGCTGGCAGGGCCATGCCCATCTCACCCAAGCCACCAGAGGTCATCAATCTCTGTGGAGGCTTCAACCTCAATACCTGATGGGCAGCAACCAGAGCTGTACCCATGTCGGTGACGATGATCTCATCGGGTCTTAGATGCTCATGGAGAGCATCGACGAACCTCCAGGGATGGATTCCGCCAGGAGGATCATCGTGCAGAGGAGATTCCACCCAGGGGAATTGCGCCCGCCACTTGTTGCATTGCTCGAGCCACGCGGGGTTTGCCTTGGGCACGTCCTCAACGAGTTTGGAGCGATCGAAGTCATACCCGACCGTCCATACGGACAGCCGGCAACCCACGTTGTAGACGGCGTCTGCGCGATCTAGAACGAGGTTCGCCAGCCTTTGCCCCCATATTCCGGGCCGGCCGAAGTACAGCGGATGTGAGTTATCGACCCGGTCCGCAGCCTGCCAGGATGTCAGGACCGGGACGCCATACTCCAGGAGGGACGCCTCGGCTCCGTGACCGAGGAGGATTACGCCTCGTCCCATGTCTGCACGTCTTTCGGTATGTCTATCCACACCGGCCCCGGTCTGCCGGAGGTCATCTTCTCGATGGCGAAATCCAGCAATGGCTTGACCTTGAATGCCGTGGTATGCGTCCACGCACCTTTGGTGATCGGCCTCACGAAAGCTGCAGAGTCATAGCCCTGCGTCCCTATCACTCGTTGATCCCGGTCCTTCCAGAGTTTGTAGGGCTCGTTTCCTGAAATGACGAATAACGGGATGGAGTCCATCCAGGCGTTGAGGACTCCCGTAAGGCTGTTTGCGGAACCGGCTCCGGTCGTGACAAGGCATAGCGGTATTCGATTACTTGCGCGATAGTAGTAGATCGCCGCCTGCGCCGCGGCCTGCTCATGATGGCACGACACAATTTCCGTCTTGCCGAGCGAATCCACCGCGTCCCAAAGAGCGACGTTACCCCCGCCAACGACACCAAACGCATGGGAGATCCCTCTATCTGCAAGCCAGTTTGCGACCACCTTGGCGACGATCATATGAAATTCTGATGCTGAACGCCCCGCTTCAAGTCCCAGAGATATTCATTCGCTTTGTGCATCCGGCAGTTCTTCCTGCACTCTGAGATGTCCAGCGAATCCTTGACGAACTCCCAATTCGCCCTGCGCCTTTCCCCGCGCCATATTTCGCTGAACGACTCCGCGTTGATGTTTCCGAGTCTGAATCGATCATCAAGGAGGTACGCCGAGCACGAATAGACATCCCCGCTCGCCATCACATAGGCCCAGAAATTAGGGGTGGCGTGGCAGGTCGAATAGCCCTGCTCTTCGTGGCTCGGGGCATCATCCCTCCAGTACACCGGCATTTCTCCGCAGCGATCAACGCGCCGAGTTTGTGCTCGGAAACTCTCGTACTCGCGCGTGATCGACCTCTTGTGCTGGCTGTAAGGCTTGAACACGACATAATCGACGCCGGCAGCTAGCGCACGCTCATACAGAGCCTGGCACTCGCCCTCGTTCTCCGGCAATACCACCATCTGCACCCCAAGCGTGCAGTGGCCCTTCCTTTTTGCCGCCGACGCGATGTTTTCCCACACCCGGCTCCAGTCTCTGTCATTCGCTTTGTGGACGGCGTCGTAAGTCTCCTTCGTTCCCGCATTAACGCTGACCTTCACCCACGTACACAGATCCAGAGTTTCCAGCTTGTCGAGTAGCACACCGTTAGTGGTGAACGATACGTCCAGCCCGCCGCCCTTGGCGGCGACAACCAGCGAGTTGATCTGCTTGTGTAAGAGCGGCTCACCCTCACCGGCAAACATGACCGAGCGCACTGCGAGCGTACCCATCTCCCGTAACCGCTCGCGAAGTAATGCACCGTCGAGATGGATCGACTTGTAGCCCAGGTAATCGACGGCGCAGAAACTGCAACGGTGATTACAAGCCCCGACAGGAGATACCTC